TAGTAGTAGGCTCCTTGAAAAGCAATCAAAGAAAACACTAATGAGGTAGTATAGAGTGGTTAGTTTAATTTGAGGTAGATAGGGTATGGTTGTTAGTAAATAAGGGTTTAGTTTGTTAGTAAAAAAGAGAAGAAAGGAAAAGAAGAAAGTAAGCGGTTTAGTATATAATTAAGATAAAGCAGGTAAGTAAAGCTGGCTGTAAACATCCTGACACTTTAATTCACATATTAATGATTCAACACCACTAACAACTGCAATAACTATAAAACAGTAACAATGACTAGCTAACTTTTACTATTAATACTAACTAATAATGATAGCTAATATAGTTTACATCATCAATCACTAATACATAACAACAGACTATCAACACCAATACACTTATATAACACCTTAATCATACTAACAATAATATAATAAGACTAACTTATTAACACTAAATAAAACAATCAACTTACCAATACTAACATAGGGTACATGACATAACTAATTATCAACTTAACATTACTAAGCTTAACAACAAACTTAACATTAATAACATAAATTTAAACAACTAACTTAACAATTAACACTTATTTAACCAACTTAATAATTAATACTCACTCTAACTAATTGTCTACATGTAGTGCAAATTGTGACCCTGATTAATGACCCTTACTAATATCCCAGTTATGACCCGTATTAATTTAGCTGCCTGTGAATGTGTGATTACATGAGCACAACCCCCACCCCCAGCTGCCATAAATACTTAGAGCTTCAAAGGCTCCTGGTTTGAAATTTCTTTCACTTTCACATCAATTAGGGATTGAGCAAGCACCCGTAGCTCAGGATCCATGTCATCACCTAGGTGGAAATGGTTCACAACATCCTTGCCCCATTGCAGCATGAATAGTAGAATTATCCTTTGGTCCAGTTGAATCCCCATAGACTGTGTTCTCCGGAGGTAGGACTGATAGAATGCTGATTTCTTTTTCAACTTTTCATCAGCAGTCCCTACAGATTTTGATGCCATAATTGTGTTTCTCATGTCCTGTAGAATAGAAAAAAATGCACCAAGTTCAGCCATTCCTGCAACATACAGGCAAGTTGGTGGACACCTGTCTGGGGCACAAGAGAAGACCCAAACTGACTGTGGTGAATCTATATCTTTGAATAGTGTTGGATCACCTTGTGCAGCTGTTTCTATCAAGTCTGTTATGTCTGTGACCATGGATTCTTCAAGTTGCCTTTGCCGGTTTGTTAAATAGGCTAGATTTGATGTTAAGAGGCCTGCAGGGTCATCTTCATCATCATCGTCGAAACCCAATTTCCCAGCAGGTGTTTTTAAAAACGGGCATGGTGATTTCAAAAACTGATCTATTTTCTCTGCCCAATCCTTTACAAAAAATGCAAAGCCAATCACCCCCATCACGGGACTTATAATATTTCTTGCTTTTATTTGTGCCGGGAAGAGCCCACAAACAATTGTTCGAAACCTGCCTGGTGTTATTTCATCAGCCTTCATAGTTGACTGGGCAGTCGGCAAGGAGACATATAGATGTTTCGGTCTTCTAATTCCATTTATGTCATCAAAAGAGCTGTCATCTTTAAACCGAATTCTTGTGCCTTTGTTCTCTTTGATAGTTTGTCTCCCTCGTGTGGATAACATATACAATGCTTTCAACACAATAGGTAATGTGAATCCCATAATGTATGTCCCTATTGACATCCAATCAGCAGTCTGACCACTTGGTTCTTCAAGATCAATTGAATTCACATCAATCACATTCCCATACCTCAGAGTGGACCGTTCCTTGAGATGGTCGTCAGGTTCCACACCAGTCGGGTCAGCGGGTCTCTCATCCATCTTCTGTTTTGCCACCAGATCTGCCAGCTGTCTTTTGAACTCTCCGAGTTTATTTTCCAGTGTTGACACTGCCGCCCGTCTGCTCTGGAGTGTACTCTTGTTAACTTCATCTGGGTCCACTTCAACTGCCCTCTCGGCATCCTTCAATTTTTGCCTTGCTATCACGAGTTGTTGTTCGTGGCGGGTTACTTCTTCTTGCAAGTCAGTGAGTTGGCTCATCCCAGCGTTTGTAGTAGTAGCTTCTCAAGGAGTCTACTACTA